TAGCCACTTTAACAACCATATTTCTTGCATTTGAAATAGTACCATCTGTCATTGCTAAAGCAACTGTTGCTCCATCTCCAACGGTTACTTGCTCAAAACCCCCTATTGCTTGTTGTACTAAATTTAAATTTGTGTTTGTTTTATCACCCCAGGTACCAGCGTTTTCACCTGTAGCCATAAGTTCTAATTTTAAATCTGATGAATATGTAGATGCCATATATTTTCCTTTATGCTGCTGTTGTTATCTCAGTCCAAGTAGTTTGAGTACCTGTATCTATCTCTGACCATGCTATTATTATTACACTTCCCATAGAACTCGTCAATACCACTCCAGTTACATTATCTACTACTCCAGTACCTGTTACTTCTGTTGGTGTACCTACTGCTGATGTTAAAGATACTCCAGTTACATCATATCCAGATACAGGAACAATAGAACCAACTGAACTAGTAGAGGAAACTCCAGTTGGCGAAACAGAACCAGTAATTGTAAAAGTAACAGAACCTACTGAGCCAGTTAGAGCCACGCCTGTTACATCTACTTCTATTTTAGGAGCTACGATTACTGAACCAACTGCACTTGTAGAAGAGACACCTGTCACTACAGCACCAAAAGTGATTTCTACAGATGAACTTCCAACTGCACTTGTAAGACCTAAGCCAGTTTGTGTAATTAAAACATCTGCTGATATACCTGCAACAGTTCCAATTGCACTAGTAGCTGCCACACCAGTAACAGTAACATCTGCATTTGCAGTGGTAGTTACGCTTCCGTTAGCTGAAGTTACACTAACTCCTGTTGGTATAACTGCGTATGCTCCACCCCATACTTGGTTACCCCAACTTAATCTACCCCAACCAGAACCAACTAAAAATCTATCATCTATACTTACACTACCAGTAGATGTAGTTACTGACACTCCAGAAGGTGCTACTAATCCTGTGTGTGTTACTACAACACTACCGACTGAAGTTGTTGCACTTACTCCAGTGGCTGTTACTTCTTGAACAATTGTTTGTGTAGTTGAGCCTACAGAACTTGTTGCAGATACTCCTGTTGCAGCTGTTGAACCTGTTATAGTTAAAGAGGGAGACCCTATCGCACTTGTAGAAGAAACACCTGATGCTACTACTTGACCACCAATACCCCAACCAAATTCTCCCCAACCTACTCTACCCCATCCAGTATTTATAACAGCATCAATAGTTACAGATCCAACAGAACTAGTTGCAGAAACACCACTAACAGTTAGTCCACCATCAGCTTGATTACCCCAAGTTCCTATATTCCAACTTAATAAACCCCACGAGGTAGCAGATTCAGTATTAATCTGCCCACCCATATTGGGATGGTTTTGACAATAATAATATAAAGTAGGTGCTGATGCAGCAACTGTAATAGTGGTCTTATACGCACCATCATTTTTAGTTACACCAGTAGTGTATTCAGTACCTCCACCTGCGTGTGTTCCATCTGAATTTGTAGAAAATCTTAATGGATGACTTGTGGCAGCAGACCAATCAAATACATATGTGCCATTTTCAGCTAATACTAAAGTAGGCTGTTGTACTCCATCAATGAAATACTTATTATTTCCACTAACATTTACTACTGTAACTGTAAATGTTCTAGTAGTCACTGAACAAAACTCCTGTTACTATGCTATTCTTAAAATACCACTTGAAGCATCAGCAGTTGGAAACTGTATAGTAAATGTACCAGAAGTAGCTGTTTTGTCTCCACCAAAATCTAATACTGCAACTGCTGGATCACCAGACGCTGTATCGTTATAGATTAAAGCACCTCTTGCTGTAAGTGTTACACCCACAAAAGATAAGTCTGCAAAGTCTACCACAGCAGTATCAGTGCTTAACGCTGGTGTAACTGCCACTAAGGCTTTACCAGTTGCACTGTAACCAGATGGTGAGCTTACTTCATTATCAGATGTGTAAGAAGTTGTTGACTTACCAAGAGTTGCACTTGATGTATACATACTTAATTTAAAACTATTACCACCAGGATTAGTAAAATTATGCACTCCTTTCAGAACATCAGTTTTAAAGACGTTAGTTACTACACTTGTTGTTATTGCCATATTTTTTCTCCTATTATATTAAGGTGAAGGAGAAGCGACTTGTATTCTCGGTACACCGTCATCATACTCTCCTCTTCTTCTTCTACCCATTTGTTGCAACGCAAAATCTTGTATTTCTTCATTATACTTGGTTTTGTATAAGTTGTACATATCAACTGGACCTTTTAAATAACTAAAACATTCAGTTAAAACGCCATGAAGTAATAAAGCCTCTTGATGTTGTGATAAAAAAGTTGTTGTAGCTGAATTAAAATGTTCAGGGTCTTTAATATAATTTAATTGTATTTCATATGCTTGATCAGGAACAGGAGCAAATAATAAATTTTTATCATCCCAATTAGCATAATATTTTGGTTGCCCAGTTGCATCTGTTGGATTAAATTCTGCAATAAAAGATGTATCTCTTTTTTCTAAAAAATCTCTAGTGCTACTATTTATAATTTGTACAGATCTTACTATTAAACAATCATCTGGAACATTTAAATATCTCTGTGTGCCAGTAACAGCAGTTACATATTTTCTAATATCATCATAATCTACTTTGTTAGCTATATCTAATTCTACTATCCTAATAAACTGATCTAATATAGTATCACTTAAAACATTAGAATCTACTTCCGTATAGTTTCTTACTTGTGTTAAAAAATTAGCGTGTGTTATACTCATGAAATTACCACCGTAAAGTTAGTGCCTACAGATACTGTTGCCTCAACTGCATTTAGTTTAGTTCCTAAAATTTTATCACTATCAGATACTCGCATACTAGCTCCACCAGTTATACCTGTGTCACCTTGGTTAGCAAAAAAACCATTACTTATATAAAGTAAAAATTGTTTTTGATTTTCTTGAGGTCTTGGTCTTGCATTAGCTAATGCTATTGCATCTGCTTTGATATGTTTTCTTTTAATTTGAGGTTGTTTTGCCTCAAACTCAGATTTATGCACAAAAGATCCATTCCATTCTTTTACCATTTCATTGTAAGGAAATGCCATACCAGATCTATCTGAAATTGCTTTTGCGTATTTACCTCTTGCGTATGCCATAGTTTATCCTTGTGGAAAATAATTTTGTGGAGTTATATATACAGATGTTCTTTGTCCATCCTCTGTTAAAGCTCTTTGTAATTCATCTTCATAAAGCAATTTATTTTGTTGTACTAGTTGTGGGTTTTTTTTCATACTTAAGTAATAAGCCAAACCTGATACCATACAAGGTATAAATCTAAAAACTACATCTGCTTGATTTGTATATGCTCCTGCGTCTTCTATTCTTTTAAGATAATAATATTTTAAATAAGTATAAGTAGAAGCATCTGGAGTTTGATACAAAGTAATTGTTGGAATAGTTTGTCTATCCACATAATATTGACTAGGTTGTCCTTGTGAACCTTTATTAGGCAATGCAGCATATTCACTTCTACTAATTTTAGTTAAAGATACATCATTAGTAGATGTAGTTGTTCCAGTCGTTGTGCTTACATAAGCCTCTAAAACATCATTTGCATTAGTAGGTGCAGTATAAGTAGCTGTTCCAGCAGTCAATAATTGTTCTTTTAATTCTACTTTCCATAAATGCACACCTCTATTACCCCACTCTGATAACATAATATTTAAACTTCTTCTTGCAGATTTTAAATCTTTGCCAGAATTAGTTCTAACACCACATCTCTCATATGCTTCTTCAATGATGTCGTCTATATCTAAATCAAATGCAGTTGTACCAGAAGTTGCCATTTAAAATCCTAAAATATACCTTTAAATTTTAAACCCTTAATAGCAATACCACCACCTTTTGCTATGCCACCTTCTTTCATTTGTTGCGTATTACCGTATTTTGCTTTTTCTTTTTTTACCATTTCTTGAAACATTTTTTCTTCTTTTGCCTTTTTTGTTTGTTGATCTGCTTGAAATCTACTCATCATTTCTGGTATTTTACTACTAATTGCTTTACCAAGAGATGCTGTTTCTACCTTCTCTTTAGCCATAGCTTTTTGAATAGCCTCACCTCGTGCTGTTTCATATCTGTTAAAAGTACCATCACCGTCTAAGTCAGCTGCTTTTGGTAACTCTATTTTACCACCTTTAGCTTTGTTTGCAGGTTTTCCTTTTGTTTCTTTGTAAGCAGATGGATACACCTTAAAGGTTTCACCTAATCCTGTTCCTAAACCACTTGCTTTAACAGAATCTTTTGCCTTTTTTTTCATTTGTTCTTTTTCTTTTACTGAATAAGTTCTTACTAATTTACCAGTCAATGTGTCAGCACTTCCTTTACCTTTTGTACCTTTAGGTTTTTCTACTTTAACTTTTGACTTACCTAATGCTTTGGATGCTGCTAAAGCTCCCAACATACCTGCCTTCAAAGCACCCCCTTCTTTTAAACCTGGAGTTAAAGGTTTTAGAACATCATCATATAAATTACGTTTTATGTTTTTTTCTGATCTACGCATACTTTTTTTATTCTGACGAGTTTGTTTTGGTGGCACTTTTAAACTATACAATACATCATTTATTAATTTAGTTTCATCAGTCATTACACTACTCCTTTATAGTAATCTGCCAGTCCTCCTTGAACTGCAAAAGTTTTAACATTAGTCGGTTTACCACCAACACCTTGAGCTTTAGCTCTCTTTCTTCTTACTGCACTTTTTCTTTGACCCTCTGTCATTCTTCTAGCTTTTGCTAAAGGCACACACTTAGGGTACTTTCTTTTTGCATCTGCTTTTTGTTTACTTCTACCACAAGGTTTAAACTTACCATCTTTATCTTTACTTCCTATATCCACCCACTTTTGAGCAAACCATTTATCTAAACCAGACATTACTTTAATAGATCTTTATAGTATGCTTGTGCAGAAGGATTTACAAAACTATTATCACCATCTATAGACAACTCTATTGCCATACCTGACTGGTCTGGTATATCTACAAATTTGCCTTTATTTGCAGTAGTCATTTTATCTTTTTCTTTCATAGCAAGAAACTCTTGATATTGTTTGTCTTGACTTTGACCTTCTGCTGCCTGTCTTCTACCTTCTTTTTTACCTTGCTTTCTTACTTCATTTAAAAGCATAATTGCTCCTAGTCCTGCTTTTCTTACTTTCATAGTACCTCCTATTTTTGCTTTTCTAACTTTTCTAGCAGCACTTGCTACTTTTGATCCTGATGGTTTAGGTCCTCTAAAATCTTTTCTTTTAACTCCTCTGTCGTCTTTAATTTTTCCTGCACAAACTTTTGATGCGTAAGCATTACTATATGCTGACGGATAAACCTTAAATTTTCTCTTAGCAGCTGCTTTTCCTCTTGGGCATAATTTTGTCATAATGAACTCCTATTAATAATATAAACTTTCACACTCGTTGTGTCTACCTTGCTTTCTTTCTTCTTGAGGCACAATGTGCCCTTTCACTAAATCCTTTTGGTCTTGCACAATTTATTTTACTTTTTCTTTTTTTTGACCATTTCTTTTTTTGTGGAGGATTTGATATTTGTTTCCTCATCTGACTTCTACCCATAGTCATACAAAAGTGTACTCTACCTTTCCTTCTTCATTCCTATCTGCTCTCTTATATTGTTTTCTATTATTCTCTTTTTTGTAAGACACATGAACCCAACCAGAGTTAGGATCATCTTCGTTATGAAACTCTAATATTAATTGATCAAACTCACAGTTATCGTTTATCCAGTCCGATAGCTCTTTATTACCAATACCAAATATTTCGATATCAGCAGCTTGACCTTGTACATGCTGTGAGCTAATACTCGAACCGAGTTTGTGATTCAAAGCAGCCGACCTGTAACCAGAGGATATAAAAACTGGCATCAAGAAATATTCTCTAATGGGTTGCAAAACATTTTCACATAATGCTTTTAAGTTTTCTATTACTTCTTCACTTGGTGTATTGTCTATGCCATTTCTTAAAGCTGTTTGTGATTTAGTAAATTCATTTAAAGAAAAATTATCAGATAGTTTCATTTAACATCTCCATCTTCTTCTTGCTTGTCTTAATCTTGAATTAGGATCTTTAGCTGCTTTAGGAAACTTTTTCATCTGTCCTAAACTTCTAGCACAAAATGATTTTCTTCTAGCTTTTTCTTTTTTAGTTAAATTCTTTTTTTTAGTCACAGCAGTCTTGAGTTTGGAACCTGGATTGTCTCTTCGGTATTTTTCAACACCAGCTTTAGTCATTCCAGCTCCAGACTCAGTAGACCTAAAATACTTCTTATTTCTAGGTGGCATACCTCCGTTTTTAAAACTAAGAAGATCTGCTGTATATTTATCCATAGTATACTGTCGCACTAACAACACTACCTGAGGGTAAATCTATAAAAGCTCCTTCTCTAAACAAAATACCCTCATCAGGTATATAAGGCTCCATATAATCTTTCGTGGTTGTAGCCACAGTATAGAAAAATTTAGTGGTTCCTGTTTGAGAAGACTCTTTAAAACTAATATCTGCTATCGTTCCTCCTGTTGTTATTTGGGCACCTTTAACTCTTGTTGCTCCAGTAAATATAGCTCCAACTGTATCTGCACCATTACCGACTGAAGTATTAGTTCCAACTGCACCATCTACAGCTATTTGAGTTACTGTAGAAAAAAACACACTTCCTGTAACTGTAGTATTATTAGGTCCTGTTATATCTTCAGTAATAGCAGAACCAGAAGCATCAGTTCCAGTAACAGTAAATGTTCTTGCAGATATATTTCCAGTAGAAGTCAAACTAATAGTAGAACCTACATTTGTACCTGCATAAGCTCCAGTGGCTGCTGCTGCTACTAAAGTCATATTACCTGCTCCTCCAAGAGTTTGTGCAGCTGCAACGCTTGTGGTAGAAGCAGCTGCTGGTTTAAAGGTTTTAACTTGTAGTTGTAAACCCATAATTTATCTCCTTATCTATCAGATGCAGCAAACATATAATCAATTGATGTAACCTTAGTGCCTGTAGCATTTCCTGATAAAGACATAGCAGCTATTGTTAAAATTTCATCAGTTGGAATATTGTCTGTATGTGTTGCAACTAATTTTCTATTTACAAAAAAATCAACCTTGCCTGTGCTTTGACAACGAATACTTAATGTAACATCAGTATCGTTTGTCATATCAATGCCAGAATCTGTTGATGTTTCTGTGCCATCTTTTTCTGTCTTACATAAGATTGAAGCATCTCCATCATCTTTTTGAAAAACTATTCTGTCAGCTGCTGTTAACATTGCCTCTGGATTAGTAGTAAAGTTTACTGTAAAACCAAAACACAAATCTGTGTCTGTTACATCAGAGGTTCTAACTTTAGTTTCAAACCAAAGATCTTTATTTGCTTGTACTTGAAAGATCTCATTCTTTTGTATTGAAGCTCCATCATTATCTGTAGTCGCTGTTGAGTTAAGATTTACTAATCCATTTAATTGATCTGCTGCAATTGCTACTGATGCACCTGAATCTTTTACTACTGTCCATCTGTGTCCAGTATTTGAATCAAAACCAATTCTGTCAAAATCATCAAAGTAAACTACATAATCTGGATTTTTATCTATTGGTAAGTTTTCGAACCATTTCTTTTCGTTGTTTTTACCAGCAAAAAGAATTGGACCTGTAAAATGTACTCCTGCCATTTTTTTCTCCTAGTTAAAAGATATAGTCCTCTAGGGTTGTCAGCCAAGCCTGTCTATATCAGTTATGAAATTCTTGGTAATAACAGTATACAAAAAAAAAGAGGACTATGTAAGTCCTCTTTAAAAAAATAATAAATTAAAAAAAAACCGAATCGATTCGTTTATAACTTATTAAATCGCATTATTTTAAAAAATTACATATTCTAAAATACTAGAAAACTAGGCATTTTGACTTTTATGGTCAGTATGCTATAATAGTATATATAGACAAAGGATAAAATATGACTAAAACAAAATATAAATATCATGATGGTAATAGAGGTAACGATTACTCTCGTTCAAGAAAGGGAGCCGATTGTGTAGTGCGTTCTATTTCTATTGTACTAAAACAAACTTACAAAACTACGTTGAAAGATTTATGCGATTACTCTATTAGATATGGAGCTATACCTAATGAGCCATGGTTGTATGAAAAGTATCTTTTAGACAAAGGGTTTGTAAAACAAAAACCTCCAAGAATAAATGGTAGAAAAATACAATTGCTTAATTTTGAATTTAAAGGTCGTTGTGTCTTACTCACTAGAGGTCATCTTACTGCCCTCATTGATGATACCGTTTATGACACTTGGGATTGCAGACAATCTAACTGCAATTCATTTTATACAATAGGTAAATGGAACTAATAAAAAAGGGAGCTACTAAGCTCCCTTTTTAATTGTTTATTCAAAGAGATTATTAAGCAGCACCTGGTGAGCCGAATATACCTCTAGGATCGGAGAATCCAAATGAATATCTTTCTCTTGCTTTGAACCTTACATTACCAGTATCAAAGTCTCCTTCAATAGCTGTCTTGATTGGACTTCTAACAAACATCTTCATTCCGTTAGGAGCATCAGTCATAATGAAGAAAGCATCAGTATCTGTTAAGTAATGATTAACTCTATAACCTTGTGGGATCATTCCCATTGAAGCCATAGCGTTAATATCATTGTCAGCAGTACCGACTCTTTGTGGAGATTTTAAAATTCTTTCAGCAGTAAACTGTAACTCTTTTGGAATTATTAACTTTACTCCTTGTAAAGCAATTTTTAAACCTCTTTCATCAACAAATGCAGCTATATCAATTAATGATTGCTCTAATGAAGTTTCACTTAAATCAGCAGCAGTAGCAAGTTCATTTCTGAAAGTACCACCATTAGCTAAAGGATGATCAGTTGCACAAAGCTCCTTACCATCACCACCTGTGAAACTACTATCGAAAGCATTGTTTAATACATTAGCAGCTTTAACTTGCTTTGTATTAGCCATACTTCTAGCTAAAGCTCTTGTGTATCTTGATGCTAATCTATCATATAAATTATCTTCAATAGCTTCTTCAGTAATAGCAAATGCCATAGCAATAGTTTCGTGTGTATACCTTGCAGTAAAAGATTCAGTTGCTTGGTCAAATGCCACATTAGCACCTTCTTGTTTTACTGGAGCAGAACCGAAACCACTTAGCATTACTTCTTCTTCAAAAGCTCTATCAGATGCTTCACTTTGAAAGATCTCTGCGTGTTCGTTTTCATATTTATTATATTCTAAGCCAAAGAGAGCATTCAAACCAGGCTCTAGTTCTTTGACGAGTTGACTTCTAGATATTGCCATAATTTACCCCCTTATACGCCAGTATCAGCATTATTATTTTGCTGATAGAAATGGTTATTAATACGCACCACAACATTAGCGTTTGCATTTCCAGTGTCTTCATTATTCACATCTTGTGATATATCTACTGCCATTAATGCAAAACTAAATGAGGTGCTTACCTCAGATACATCTAACTGTACTTTTGATATACCAGTGTCAGTATTACCAGTCACATTTGTTACTGAATAATTAGTAAACAAACCTGCTCTAGTAAATGCTGCATCTGCATCAATCAAAAATAAAGTATTAGGATCGTCTATAACATTAGCAACGATATCATCAGCAGCAATGCTACCTGGATAATAGTTACTAAATGTTGGTTTCTTGGTTGTTGGATCAGTATAAAAACATCCGTTGAAAACACCTAAAACAGCCTGTCCGTTTCCAGCAGTATGTCTTTCAATGTCTCCATCAGTAGCAGGTATAACTAAATCACCTTGGAAAATTGCTGTTCCGTAGTTGTTTGAAATAGTATACCTATTCTGTTGGTTGTTCCAGGAATGTCCACCAAGTGTTCTATATGGTCTAAGACCAAACTTTTCACTTACATTAGCCATGTTACCTCCTATAGTGTTTAGGCATTGTTAAACAAATACGGTAGTTGTCTTAAATCTAGGACTTACGACCACCACCAAAAGTTACACGAGATTGTCTATCAATATTTATAGGCATCTCTGGTCGTTGTTCCCTTAGAATATCGTTGTCAACGGCTTCTATTTGAGTTTTAGTTTTATTATTAAAATAATCCTTGCGTTGCTCAACTACTTCTTCAGGTATCCTCGCCAACACGAGTCCACCAACTCCTATCAACCCCTGATACTTACCGTCTGAAATAATTGGATAATCGTGTTCACCAATTTGATTTTTAATCTCTTCAGCTCTTACAAATTCCCAACCTTCTCTAAGTTTCTTTGATACATTACCTGTATCATCTTGACCCATAGTTTCAGTTCTAATCCAACGGTGTTTGAACCCTTTTGGTGCAGGGGGTGCATCTAGACTTGATGGTGGCATCCACTGTTTTTTTCTGGTCTCTCTCACTGTGGAGGTTCGTGAGTTTCTATTTACATTGTCCATAATGACTCCTATTTAACAAATTTGGCATATTCTTCCAAAGGCACACCTAACTTTTTAGCTATTGCTACCTGTGATCGTGTGAGTTTCACAGTTCTGCGACCTTCTTGTTTTCTACCAGCCGAGGCTACAGTTTGAGTAGGTCGTTTTTCTTGTTCAAACTTATTGGGAAAATATTCCCTCATCTTGAAATCTATTTCATTATAATAGTCATCACTCTCTGGGTCAAACCCCTGTGCGACTAAATCTTCGTGTATTCCATAAGCAGCGTTTGTTAATACTTTATCTTTACCAAACCAAGTATTCTTTTCTGCCCAGTTCGTTGCCTTTTGTGAAGGTTCTTTTCTGGGAACTGGTTGTTGTGTTGTTTCTTGTGGTGCTACAGGACTTTCTTGTTTAGTTTGTTCTGTTTTCTTAAGTTCTTGTTCTTCTTTTTTCTTGTCCTGTAAAATTCTAGCTTTTTCTTTTTCAACAGATAATTTTGCTAGTAAATCATTAGCTTCCATAATTTTGTCTGCATCATTATTTTGAATAGCACTTTTTAAATTACTTTTTACTTGCTCTCTTTGTGCGTCTATTCTTGCATCAAATTCTTTTAAGTAATTATCATCTACACTGTGTAAATGTTTTTCGGTGTTACTATATTTTTCTTGTAAACCTTTAGCATAATCTAATGCAGCTTTTTCTCTTCTCTCAGCTTCTCTATATCGTTTAGTTAACTGATCTATCCTTCGTTGCACACTAGAAGATATTTCATTTAAATTAGAGGGTTTATCCTCTGCTTTTTTTTCATCTACTATTTTTGCTTCTGTATCTTTTTTGTTAGGGTCGGTATAGCCTAAGTCTACTTCTTCAAGTTGAGGTTTCTCTTCTTCTTTGTTTGCCTCTACTTTTAACTCTTTCTCTTCATGTGCATCTTCACCTACAGATACAGGTTCATCTTCTCTGTTAAACTTTAATTGTTCTTGCGACATATTTACTCCTTAAAATAATGCGAGGATGTCCTCTGGTTTTTTTATTGTTCCAATAATTTCATCATCATTTAAAATTCTATGCTCACCATATTTGGTTTTAAATCTTGCTCCAGCATATCTACCATAAATTACAAACTGTCCTTCTTTACACCAAGCTCCACTTGGAAATCTTTCTTTATCTTTGTAACAAAGATCTCCCATTTTTATAACTAGACCTACTACTGTTGTCATCTCGATAGTTTCTTTTGTTTGATCAGATAGTATTACACCACCTTCTGTTTTCTTTTGTCCAGACCAAGGTCTAACTAATATTCTATATCCTACTGGAGTAGGTATTAAGTCTAAATATTCTTCTGTTTGTTGTTTACCTTTAGGAACTGCAACATCTTTATTAGATGTTTTGTATTTTGGTGTTATTAGCTTCATATGTCCTCTTTCTTTTGCAGGTCTTTTAGATCCTGGAGCAATGCTTCTAAAGCATTGAGTTTCCCTCTAGCATACTGTAGAGTTTCTATTGTGTCTAGACTGTAGATGATATTTTCTTTAGCTACCTCTATTTCTTTTTTAATTATACCTCTTACTGCAATTATTGTGTCTACGTCATACATATTTTATATCTCACCTAACATACAATTCTCAAATGACTTTTAGGACCTAGTTTTTTTCTATGTCTTAATGGCTTTGGTTTAAACCTTCTTCTAATTCTTTTTGTTTCTAACTTAACAAAATGTTTAATTTTTTTTGCCACTACTTTTTAGTATCTGTTTTTTTGTACTTGTCAAAACTGCGTAATCCTGAAATGCCTAGCATTCCAAATAAAAGAGGCATCATGACCGTCATGTCAGCTTGTGGTATATCTACACCAAAACCTGCCATAATCGGTGAGACCATATAGTTAATAGCAAGGGATAGTCCACAAATCCAACCAATTAGGGGTCGCCAAGACGATTGAAACCAGTTGCCTTTCGCTTCTGCTTTGTTCACTTCTATTTGTTGAAGAGCAAGTTGTTGTGCGTGTTTTTCTGCCATAGTGGCTATGTCGTGACTTAATTTTTGTTGTAAGTCTTTATCTTTAACAAATTTTCCTATTAACTTAGTTGCAGGTCCTATTAATGCAGTTAATGCCATTATTTACTCCTTTTAAAAATTAGTTTTCTTTCGCCTTCTCGCACTCTTTTAAACCCTATTTTCTCTAGTGACCAATCTACTGTTTTTGTATTATATGTTTTATAGTCATCTAATACAATTAAACTTTCATCTTCCATTTGTCGCATAAAAAAATTTATCTCGTGATTTACTGCATTAGTGGTATGAGGTCCATCTAAGTGAACTACAGTATAAGTGTCTTTCATATACAATTGTCCATCTATACTCATAGGATAACCCCTTTTCATAGTTTCAAAAAAGTATGTGTCAGGAAACTCAAAAAAAGCAAACTCTTTATATTTTACTAAATCAAATAAAGTTTCTACTTTCATATTATCTGTATAATCTGCTGTGTAAGGTGGTCTATCGTCATAGTGTTGATAATTTAAATTACCATAAGGATCTACTGCTAAATGTCTGTAATGTTCTGGACCTTTAGAAATAATAGCATCCATTATAGTTTGTGAACCTAATCCTCTTCGCAGTCCTATCTCACAGGTTAAGACTACAGGAGGTAGATCTAACTTAGCAATTTCTTCTGATATGTATTCGTATTCTGTTGAATCACCAGCTATCACTTAACACCAATAAATTTTGTACCTTTAACTTGAATAGGTTTTACTCCCTTTATAACACTACCTTGTACACCATTTTCACGATAAGGACAACTCATATTTACCATATCTCCAGATTTGAACTTTTTTTTAAATTTAAAACTTACTCCTTTATCTCGATCTGTTTTATAAGCACTTACATCTAACTTACCACCTAACAAGTTTTTTGAGTAATTAGCTGTAGTAGAATATTTATCTTTACCTACATTTAATACTCCTTCAGCAATATTAGTCTTTAACTTTACATTTTTAAGTTTTTTATCTTTAGAACTGTACGTTATTTTGACATCTGTTTGGGGTTTTACTTTTGTTTTGTAAGATACATCTCCACTGGTACGAAACTGCAACCCCTTGCCTATATTAACTACATCTCCATTTTTCATACCCTGTGGATTAGGACCTTTTTCTGGTGGTAACGCACTACTTCTTTTGTTCATTGTTTTTCTCCCTTGCTACATTTAATTTTTCTTCTGCTATTCGTATTCTTTCCTCTGATGCTTCTTCTGCATCTTCTCGTTTCATTCTTTCTAAGTCCATCTTCTCATTAAACTCACCCATTACTCTTTCTTCTTTATCAACGTGTTCTTGAATTTTACGTTGCATATCTAAAGCTCGTAAATCTATCTCTTGTTGTTTCAATTGCACCAAAGGATCTTTCTTTTCTTCAGCACTTTCTAGTAGTTGTAACTCAGAAGTTAACTGTGCTACTTTATCTGCTATCAAAGACTCAGTCATAACTAAAAATGCCTGTGGATTATCTTGTTGTAACTTTAATGTTTCTGGTTTGGCTTGTAATTCTTGTAATATTAAAGCTCTAGCCTTAAAAGAAATGTGTTCTGATATATGAGCTTGTAATAACGCATACACCATTGGATTAATCTGTACCATTCTACTCTTAATAAAAGCACTATGAGCTATAATATGTGCATCATGATTTTGTTCAGGGTACGCTTTTGGTATTTCCATTCGTAATGCCTCTGCATTTTCAATCGCTGGGTCGATAGGCGTGGGTACTCTCTCTGGTTTGAGTAAAGTATCGACTTGTTTCGTGCCTAACGCTTCATAAACCCTTCGATATGCTTCACGAATGTTGTGTAAAGCAGGATTTGACTGTGCAATCTGTAATTGTGTCTGTGCTAACGTTACTCTTTGTGCCATTGAGAAGATATTTGGGTCTGCAACTGGAATAACGTCAATTTCTGGTGAAAAATCAGCTAATTTTATCAGTCTATTGCCACCATAAACAGCATATGGATAGATTGGTGGTAAGTATGTGCCAAAAACATCAGATAATAACCTAAATTCTTGCCTCATAGCGTAATAACAACGCTTATGAATAGCACTCATTACTCGTGAGCCTCTTTCTAATAGTGCGATAGTCGTTCCAACAGCTCTATTTTGTGCATCATTACCAATAGCATTGTCCGTAATAGCTGCAAATCTTTGACCTGCTTGTACAACAAACCCTAAAAGAGAAAATAATACGGAACTTGGCTCTTTAAATGGTAATATTTGAAACTGATCTTTAATATTTCCACCTGGAGCATCTACATCTCTAAACTCACCTGGTTGAAAAGGTTGATCATCATCTCTAATTCGCATACCTCTTGACTTAAATCCAGCAGGTAAGTTACTTAATGTACCTGCATCAAGCAATTGTCTTAATGCAGCAGTGGCAGTTTTTGATAATCCACCTATCATATGTATTAAACCAAACCCATAAAACCCTAAACCTGGTAAAAACTTGTAATGTACAAAAAATTCTTTTCTTTGAAACAGAGGATCGTTCATAGCATAGTTACGATAGATAGATAATACCTCTTGTGAACCTTCATCAATAGTAACAATGTAAGGTATCTTTACATTCTTATCTGCATTTTCTATCGCATACTCCTCTAGATCTAAATCAACGTGCATTTCTAAAACATTAAATTGATATTCTTTATCTCCAGAGGGTGTCACTCCTTCTAAAGAATCATATTTTTCTTGTACCTCACTATCTTCTGTGCGTGAAGGTAAGATCTCTACATCTCTATAAAAACCACTACGCTGTTTTTTTAATATATCGTTCTCACTCATTTTAACGAGGTGCGTGATCCTTTCACAGTCTTTTAAATCTGTTGCATAGTAAGGCACTATTAAATCTTCAGCTGGTATAAATTTTGCCACAGCTCTTTTCATTACTTCGTCATAATAAACTTTTTTAAACGCTGAACCTGCAAGAGGTAGGTAAAACAACAATTGATCAAAGTCTGGTGTATACTCTTCCATTTGATCCATAATCATATAATTCATAAACTCTTTTACTCTTTGTGCTTGTTGTTCTTTTTCTCTTGTTACTTCTCCCACTACTTGTGTTCGTACAGGACCATCACTTGGTAACAACTCTTTATATGCTTGTGCTTGAAACTGTGTTACTGATTCTGCTAATAGTGGATGCGTGACAGAACTTGCACCTTGAAAAGGTCTACTCTCATTATCATATTTAAAACCTAATAAATCTAAACCAGAAGTATAAGACTTTTCCCAATCTCCTCTAGACTCTTTATCTTTTTTATAATCTTCTAAAAGATCGTTACTAATACGAGTTAAAACTCTTTCATCCATATCCTCTGCAAGATTAGAAAAAAATTCTTTTTGAGCCTCAACTACTTCTTCAATTGCTTCTTGTGCATCTGTAGGTTCTTGTACTTCTACATCAACTTCTTCTTCAACGAGTCCACCCTCAGTTTCTTCAGAAACCTCTTCTGCCTTTTCTTCTTCAATCATAATAATTTTGTCTTTCTGGTTCGACCAAGTTTAGTTTTTACTTTTATGAATTTACCTTTGTTTGCTCTTTCGTAAAACATAGGATACATTTTAGGAGCTGCTGCTATTTGTTGTTTTTGTAATTCTATTTTATTTTTGACTTCTGATACTAAATCTGGTGTCGTCATATTAGGTGCTTGTGGACCGTCAATTAAATCTCTTAGTGGTTGTAATGCACTTTGTCCTGTAAGAGCTTCATACATAGCAATTTTATCTCCTACAGATTTACCTTCCTTCTTTGGTTTTACTATTTTACTTTCAGGTTGATAACTAGCTCGTTCTTTTTTTTTAGGCTCCATTTTTTTAGGACCCTCTTTTTCTAAGGCATCCTGTTTTAAAATTTTTTGCTTAAGTAAATCTTCTGTGTAACTCATTTTTTTTTAGGTCTCCCTCTTTTACTTTTCTTCTTTGGCATACACTCACAAAGTTTACCAAACAATCTTTTTTTTATTTTGGAAAATATTTCTTTTATTTTTTTCATGGCTACCCTCAATAATAATTGTATTGCTTCGGTGGTAGATCTTCGTTATCTACATAATCTGAGTATAGTTCAATGAAGTTGCCTTGTCTATATCGCAAAAGTGCCTGTGTTGTACTGTCAACATAATCATCATGTGAACCATGTGGAAATGCTGCACACTCTTCTATTACTTCATCTGCAAAAGTTTCTCCATATGGAAACCAAACAGATCCACTTTCAAATATAGGTGCAACAGAATTTACTCTAGTAAATTTATCGTTTCCTTTACTTGGTACAAATGGAATAACTGGTATACCCATTCTTCTAAATTCTTGTGTTAAAGGTTCACCACTTGCTTTTTGTTCTATGATAATACTTTCTGGTTCCCAGTATTTATATGCTTCCATAGCTACTACTTTTAGTTCTGGAAAATCATACTTACCACGAATTGCATCTAACAAAATTAAATTAGGTGTTACTTCGTCTGGATAAAAAATACCCCAAGTTGTAATAGCAGAATAGTCAGCAGTTTCTTTTTTACTAAACGCAGTATCATAACTTTGTATAACGTGTACTAAATTAGGCATACTATTTTCTTTCCAAGGTTGCCACCATTCTCTTTTTAGAATAGCTCCCTCTTCAGATGTTGGTTCTTGCATATATTGTGCAGACCAATTTCGAATAGGTAAAGATGCTTTTATTTTTTCAAGTTCTTCTTTTTCCCAATACTCAGACCAAACTGGTTTACCGTCAGGTAAGATAGCTGGAAAAGAAATTGTTTTCCAAGTATCAGCTTTGGGTTCTTTTTGAGCCTTCAATAATCTACCTGTTAAATCATCTTCTGCCCATCTAGTCATAACTAAAAGAATAGATCCACCAGGTTGTAATCTCTGTCGTGGTCCTGAAGTATACCAATCGTATGCACGTTCCATAGCTAAATCAGACATAGAATCTTGTTCTGTATGTGGGTCATCAATAATCAATAAGTCTGCACCACGACCTGTTATAGATGCTCCAACTCCAGCAGCATAATATTCTCCACCATGATTAGTTTCCCATCTTCCTTTTGCTTTGGAGTCCTCACGCAATTTTACGTCTCCAAAAATTTGTTTGTACTCTTGAGAATCAATTATGTTACGAACCTTACTTCCAAAACGAACTGCAA